GCAAGATGTTGTGGTGATATATGTCCTCTATTTATATAATTGCATCGACCAATCCATATTCTAAACATTTATCCGAAGGTAACCATATTTCTGAAAATAATAATTTTTCTAATTCATCTTTATCTATTTTTGTATTTTCCAAATATATATCTTCCAAATTCATCATAAACATGTTCAAATTACTCATCTCGTCTTTTAATTCGGCAAATTTTCCCGACGACGATGATTTTAATTGATGGACCAACATAGAAGAATGTTTTGTCATAAATCGTTTATGTCCACACACTGCTATTGTAGCCGCTGCAGATGCAACAAATCCGTCAATATATACATGAACCGGTGTTTCCAAATTTCGTATCAAATCGCAAACATAAAATGTAGGCATTAATTCGCCACCCATACTTTGAATGTGTAATTTAATAGGTATTCGGTGCTCATATTTTAATTCTAGTTCTTTTGATTTAATATCCAAGTTTTTTATCATCGTTGATAATGCTAAACAAGATTCAGTAGAGACGGTGCCGTAATAATTTATTACCAAAGGACTCAAATTATCTTTTTCTATTTTCAACTCACTTAGTGTTTCTGTTTCACCGTGTGTTTCAGAACCATATACACTATCACTATCATCACCATATATTATATATTTTGAGTCATTATCATTTTCATCAATCTCTTTCATCATTGTGGTTGTATATCCACCTATTCCAGTCAAAAACTTATTACGTGATATTAAATACCCCGAAGAACCATTTAAAATACTACCCATCAAAAAAACCACATTCAAAATATTTACGAATACCATTATTATAACATTATACTTTTATTTAGAATAATGTCTACCATATTTCATCCACAAAATATACTAATTGTAAAACCGAATAAATAACCCGCTACACATTGGTCAGGATGTTCATTCATAAAAGGACGTGTAATCAATGGTCCAATAAAATAAGAGAAAGCAACTTACGTTTAAATTTTAAGACATCAATATAATTATATTATTAATTATATTGTTAATTAAATTGATTTAATTACGACATATGATATAATAACTATACTATGGAAGCTCATCTTAAATCCACTTATGGTTTCAATGATTTCCGTGATTATCAAAAAGATATTGTTTGTGATTTATTGAATAAAGAGAATGTGTTTGCAATTCTACCTACTGGTGGTGGTAAGTCATTGCTATACCAATTTCCTGCCACTTATACTAATAAAATAACAATTGTTGTCTCTCCACTGATTTCACTCATGAATGATCAATGTATGTTCTTGAATTCTAAGAATATTAAAAGTGTTTGTCTTAACTCAGAGTCACGTGCGGATGTATCTACTCTGAGCGAGTGTAAAATTATATACACTACTCCCGAATTTATTACGAACCGTATATTAGTAATAGATAAACTAAAGGAACATATCGGACTATTTGCCATCGATGAAGCCCACTGTGTTTCTCAGTGGAGTCACGACTTTCGCACGAGTTATTTAGAATTAGCAGTGATTAAAAAGACATTTCCGAAAATACCTATGTTGGCCGTTACTGCAACAGCAACTCCGCGTGTAGTCGATGATATGTATGAGCTATTAGGTATTGAAGAAGCGAGCGAATACAATCTGGGTTCACGACGGACAAATTTGGAAATTAATATACATCCAAAACGTCTTTTCGATAATTGTAAATTTACCGAACCAACTATCATATATGTCCAAACACGAAAAGTGTGTGAGGAATTACAAAATAAATTATTGATTACTGGAACCCGATGTTGTCAATATCATGGTGGTATGGAACCTGAAGAAAAGAAAAAAAGTCATGATTTATTTGCCAGTGGTCAGATTGACGTCATTGTAGCAACAATTTCTTTTGGAATGGGTATCGACAAATCCGATATTCGCCACGTAATTAACTACGGTGTACCTAGCGATATCGAATCCTATTATCAAGAAATAGGACGCGCTGGACGTGATGGTCTTCCCAGTAAGGCATCGCTTTATTATAATGACGGTGACTTTGGTACAACACAATTTCTAATCAATCAATCGAGTGATTCAAGGCAAATAGCTCTCAAAACGGAAGCAATGAACATGTTTCGTAAATACTTGTCGGAAAATAACATGTGTAGGCAACAAATAATCGATTACTACTTTGAGAAAGGGTGTTATCCTACCGAAGAAAACGTTGGCCATATTCCCAAATGTAATATGTGTGATAATTGTAAGGGTATTAAGAAACAGAAAGTAGCCGATATTAGTGAAGAAACAAAGACGATTGTTAATATTATCAATACACACATGAAAGTAAAAGGCTTCACATTTGGCATGGTTAAAACAGTAGATTTAATAAAGAAAAATCCATTATTCAAATCACGTTCTAAAATATATATAAAAGAACTTCTGGAAATCCTAATTACAAAAAACATATTGAAACGTGTTAGTAAAAATCTCAATCTTGTAATATGTGTTGGTAAAACAGAAAAGGAATTGTCCGAAATGATGCCTATTACTGCACGTGTTAATAGTGATATTACTGTTGATTTGAAAAATAAATCATCCATTGATAAAAATTTGGAAAGGCTGTATGAAATACGGAAAACAATTGCATCTAAATATGGAATTCTACCCACTATGTTTATTAACGATAAAGTATTGATGAATATACACAGTAGCAAACCAAAAGACTTGACTCAACTGTGGAAAGTAGACGGAATTTCGGACGAATTCATCATGAAATACGGTTCCGAATTTATTCACGAATACAAGAAGAAAACGAAGAAAAAAATAAAAACAGAAATAGTTTGTGAAAATACTAATTTGTCACAGTCAAATATTGATAATCTTACAAAAAAATTAAAAGAATTTAGATTAGAAAAATCCAAAGAAAATGAGTTACCACCATTTTGCATATTTTATGATAGTACTATTAATGATATTATAGCAAAATGTCCTGTTAATGAAACACAATTGTTAAATGTTTCTGGGTTTGGTAAAGTAAAAGTAGAAAGATATGGAAGTGCTATTATTGATATGTGTAAGGATGTCTTGAATTCTAATGATACAAAAGAAAATATCAAGGAAATTGTTAATAATGATACTAATAATGATACTAATAATGATACTAATAATGATACTAATAATGATAGTAACAACAATATCAATAATGTAAATACAACATTAAAGTGGTTTATTCATAACAAATCAAACCATACGTTTCAAGTATCAAAGGTTAAAAAAACTACGGGTAAAATGTCTGGTATGTGGTCAATAAAAGTTAGAGGACCTACTATCAATAATATAAATGGGATTAAAACTTTGTATTCAAACCCTAATGATTCTGACGTAATTTTAAATTCGGCCAAATTTTTAAATATAGACCCAGCTGATATAAATAATATTAAAAGTATCGATGTTGTATACAAACATTACAAAGATGGAAAGTCTATGAGCGAACTGGCTAAGCTAACAGACCGTAATTACGATTCTGTTGAAAATGATATAATTCACATATTTGAACATTACGATGGGGTTGACGTCGACGTTGATTACTTCGGTTTAACAGAAGAATTTGAGGAGGAAATTAAGAACGCAGTTAAAAAGGTCGGATCGGAATTCCTGAAACCAATCAAAGATATAGTCAATAACAAAATCACATATGGTCAGATTAAATTGTATTTGTTGATTAGTAGATTAGAATAATCGGTTGTATATATATATGGCAGCTATCACCCCTCATCGTCATTTGACAACAGATAATACTACCTACAATACAGTGTGGTTGGATGCAATGCACGATCGCACGAATTATAGAGCTACACAAGCTACGATTGACGAGGACTTACTTATGGAAGTTAATAGACTGTGGCCACCACCCACAGCACAAAATACGTTCCTTGAACTTTTCAAAGACAAATATATATTAGAACCTAAAATTAATGTCATTAGTGCTATACCCGGAGAAATGAAAATAAAAGATGTATATAGTGGATTGTTTTTTGGATTTGCTTTAAACGAATTTATTGACCAAGCCGATACATCAACATTAAATTATTTGAAATATTATGAATCCATCCACGGCCCCCTCGCCCCGCCGCCGAAGGAGAACGCACCCCCACCCCCTTTCACTGGACTACCAGACAGTAAATTTCCAAATTCATTTTTATATAATTGCGATATAATATTATTTAAGTATTTTATAACCCTCCGGAAGGAGGAGGGAATACCCCCACCGCTGAAATACCCTTATTATGACGCCGAAAACGTCGACACCGGTCCAATGCAAGACCCACCGGTGGTTACAGATTGGGATATTGCTAATTGTAAAAAAAGACATGTTTATAATCTTAACTGTTTTTGGAAAGAATTATTAAATACAATTGATAGCGATCACAGCCATGTCTTAGGAGATGGAGAATACAATTTTGATCCTACAACTAAGGATGAGGCTATTAAATGTTTGAGAAAAATCGAGTTTACCGATTTTGAAATGATTAAAAAGACCACCCCCCCCACGACTTATGTTGATTTATTATACCAGTATCCAAAGTGGAAAATCCGTGATGGTGATGACAAGGTATATTATTACGTAACTACACAGAGTCTCTGTGCCAGTAATATTCCAATCGTTAGTAATAATGTAAAGCCAAGACCAGAAGGAAAAACAACCAAAGAACAGAAAAGTTGTTTTAAAGGTTTAAAAAAACTAGCCAATAGTCCGCCGCCACTGGGTCTTGATAATGACAATGCAAAATCACATTTTTTTATGTTATTAAAATATGCTGGTGATACATCTCATATGGTATTATACGATATTTTAAATTCTATTAATAGTATTGATACAACTAATAGTATTGATACAACTAACTTAGCATTACATTTATCAGAAAGACCATTGCTTGTTAGAACATTTGCAAAAAATATGAATGTTTATTGTAAATATCTTGCTAAATTTAATAATTATGGAATATATAAAACACCAAATGAAGTGTTTAAACTAACTAGTATTAGCCCTGAAGAACTTGATTTTAAGAGAGCAAAAAATTATATTGAAGATATTGGTACACTAACACCACTATTAGTAACTGTATCTCCGACAGTGGATATTAGTACACTAACGTTGGATGATTCTATTGATGTTATTGAACAAAATCTAAAGGCCGACCGAAAGCCTGTATTATCGCCCGGTGACAAACTTAAAATTCAAACTAATCATAATTTTATCAAACAAATTCTTTCTTTATCTGAATTAATTGACAAAACTGATGACTTTGTTAAAGATATACAACACGTAAATGATAAAATAATCAATAGAAAGTTTTTCCCAGGTAGTTACCGATGTCCTACACTCACGAATTTAAAAACTTTTATCAGTTCAATGGTAAATAATGCTATTAACCAAAAAAATAAACAAATATTCTATCGTGCTATTGAATATCTTCACACATTTAAGTCTATTATAGAAAGTACCATTAAAACAGGTGATTTATTATATCAAGTTTTTGAGAGAAAAAAAGATGAGTTGATAGGTAAAATTTCTCAACATGATGGAAAATTTAAAAGACTAAATGAGATATCAATTAAAATACAAGGTAGTGACACTGATTACGAGCCCAAACTAATTAGAGAGCTGGACGGTCAACCACATAGATTGCTTGAATGGATAGAGGATGCATTCACTAGCAACTCACCTAGATCGAATAAATCAACCGCTATTGGAATACAAAATATTGTAGACTATTTGATTATGTATGATATACTAATCCACAAGGTATTTTTCGAAGATCCGCCGGCCGCCGCGGCTCATTCCGAAGGAGGCTCGGCAGACGAACGTCGCACTAATAAAAAAAAAAAAAAAATTGCCACAGAACGAAGAAGAGAACTAACAGATAAGATTCGCAAGGAAAATAGAGAAGCTATCAAAAACATGCGTCGTTTTAGCTGGTGGAAGTTCCTCGATTTAGATGAGTTAGATGAGGATTTAATAGAACAAGAGGTTGAAATATTCAAACACTTATTACCCAGTCTTGATGAAATGGAATCTCTAATAGATAGGATAGTTAATATTGATAATCTAATAGATAGTATAGTTGATTTTGAAAATTATGAGCCTGATGACGATAGTCCTGAAGTTAAACGTGAGATTACTGATATTAATAATAATATACGTGACATTATATCTTCTATTAATGATATAGTTAATGTCGATTTTATTCCTACTAGCGATTCTGATGTCGCAATTTATACTGATTTACTCGAAGCTTTATATTATATATTAATTCAATTTACATATTTTAATGAATTTAATGAATTAAGGAATAAAGATAGTGTAAAATTCGTAACACAAATTCAGTTACAAACGGATACTATAACGAATATATTAAATACAGCAGCGAAGATCCTCGCCAAAGCAAATGCATCACAGAAGGTGAAGGAGGAGCTTGAGGCGGCGGCGCCGGTGACAACTGGGGTGATGGCGATGCTTGAGGCGGCGGCATCGTCCGAGATGGAGTTGGAGGAGGAGGCGACGGCGGCGGCGGCGGCGGCGATGATGGTGATTGAGAATCTTGTGGCAGCTGAGCCGGTGACAATTAAGGAGCATGGGGGGGCGATGGTACTACCACCACCACCACCACAACAGATGATCCAGGATCTCTTGAACGCTATTTATGACAACGAGCTCCCTCCTCTCGATGACGGCCTCTCAGAAGATGAGGACGACCTCATTGTAGTGAATCCATTGACGGAATTAAGGAAAAAAAAAATTAAAAAAAAAATTAAAGGAATTCGCAAAAAGAAAAAGGATTTATATCTAAATAAACGTCGTGAGAAATGGCTATCCAAATATGGTTATCCCTATAGAGAGGATGAGAGTGAGTATGAGAGTGAGGATGAGAGTGAGTATGAGAGTGAGGATGAGAGTGGGCATCAGTTCAATTATTACAAGATGGTACTTGATGACAAGATGAAACAACAACCAAGTTTTGATTACGGACAAGGATATGGTTATTCCTATAGTAATAAGGATGTGTTCAATATACAACCAGCTTTGAGTTACAGACAAGAATATGGTTTAAGTCCTGGTTACGGAGGAGCAAAAAAAACAAGAAAAAAAACTAAATCCTCCAAACTTCGTAAAACGATTAAAAAGCGAATACTTAAAAAAATAAAGCGAAAATCGATAAGGCGTAGAAAACCAATCAAAAAGCGGGTTAATTCCAAAAACCGAAAAGTGAAGCGGAAGATAAAAAATAAAACAAAGAAATATAAGAAACCTAAGAAGAAGAAACGTTCACGCAAACCAAAACCCAAACCTTAATGCATATAAATACAGCTCCGTTTTTGATAGTTCAATTGATAACGTTGCAAATTTGATTGCTTCATCACCTTAGTGGTTTTATTGTATCCATAATAATATGTGTGGACGAGAATATCATGACGGCGCCATGTCTTAAATCGGTATTGTCTAACTAAACTTGCCATTCGATTATTTTGAAAATTTCGGTATGCCTTTTTAATTTCTCGACGCTCTTTCTTGTTTTTTGCTTTCTTAATTTTGATATCATAATATAATTTATCCAATCTTCTCAATTCAAACTTAATTTTCCATTCTTCATTCCCTTCAAATATATCATCTTGAAGACCATGAACCAGTACATTATAAAGTTCTACAAATCGGTTACTTATCAAGCTACTATTATTATTAAATTTCATATTTTTATTATAGTTTTTCATAAAACCTTTAATTTTCAGAGTATTTTTAACACCAACTTTCTTATTGTAAGGTTTATTCTTCAGCTTACAATAAGATTTCGTCATCATTTTCTTCATTTTTTGCAACAACTCATTCAGAGCCTTCGCGTCATAGCGGTTGATAAAGTCTATGTATGGTCCGTTTGCATATTGTGTATATTCCAACGGATTATTAAACAAATAACCAAGTTCCACATTATATAGGAAATCAAATTTACATTTGACATCTGTATCATTATTAATCAAATTATGAAATTTTTTAATAATTGGTTTTTTAATAATATTAAATAGATTGGTCATCATAATCCCATGTTCTGGTTTACGATGAATCGGGTGAGCGTATTCACGAACAATACGTTCTAATTCGGGTGGAAAGTGTCCTTGTAGTCTCTTATATTCAGCCATATTGTTCAATTATAGGATTTATAAATTTTATTACATTACAACGATTTATTTCAATTTTATTTTTAATGTTTCATCTCTTTAATAATAACAATTAACCAACATATTGTCCATATATCAATACCCATTATAATAACTAATATAATATTTTTAATATGAAATATTATATTATAAAATTGAAATAAATCGTTATAATATGATGAAATGTATTAAATCAATATACTGTATTAAAAATGAATATTAACGATTTTATTAACAACTGGCTTCGCCCAGAAGTAAAATTTCTAATATATCAATATACCATTTATAGTCCTATTAAATCAGAACTTATTCAGCGATTCAATGATAAAAAAGACATTGAATATATATGGGTTCGCTACGAATATTCATGGCGATTTCAAAAACCGACACCCACATTATCTCTTTATATTTTACAAAAAAAAGGAAATGAAAAACGTTACATTGACTTACTTGACGAAGAACCCAATGGTTCAGTATATGTTTCTAATACAAAACTTTAATATTCAATCTATATTATTTGCTATACTAATTAGTTGACTTTCATTCAAATGAGGTTGAAAATCTAAAATGTAATCAAAATCGTATATGTATGAATCTTCACTTCCAGAATCAGTATCAGGGTCCCATATATATTTTATACAAAATTCGGCAGTTAGCTCTTGTGTTGCTAATAATATTTTTTTATCTAATTTTTCAACATTTCTCTCCAATATATCGATTTGATATTTATTCTTCAAAAGAGTGAAATCTGTAATAGAATCCATTTGCACTTATAATATATGCTTATTATATTATATCAACAATCGTTTCAATTTTATATTAATATATAATATATGGAAAACTTTATTCATTTTGGTTGTTGGAATAATTTAAATAAAAAGGGAAACTTAAAACCTGTAATGGATAAACTTCAATCAAGATTAAATAATCCTGATTTACCACAAATCGATTTTATTAGCGTTGCAGGAGATAATTACTATCCAGATAAATTAAAATCAAAGAAAAAAACCGATGGTAAAAAAAAGATAATTAAACCTGATTTACTAGAAATGGGGTTCAATATGCTTCCATCCGATCCAGATATTTATATGATTCTAGGTAATCACGATTTAGAAACCAATACGAATCCAAAGAAACCAACATTATTCATTCGCGACGAAAATAACGCAGAAGATAACGCAGAAGATAACGCAGAAGATAACTGTAAAATATTAACAATGGAACAAGAACTTTCAAAACTGACAAATATTAAATTTGTTCTTTACAAAGATTTAATGCTTAGCAACGGAACATTAATATTGATGATAGATACGAGTATGTATACAATGGATGGTAAAAAATATCTTAAATGTTACAATATGTTTTTAGGTACAGACTATGATTTATCCCAACTCCAAAAATTTCAAAATTCATGGATACTTTCAACTATTGAAAAATATAAAGATGATATTCAAAATTTAGTTATCATTGGTCATCATCCAATTACCGGAATTAAATTTAAAGATGATAAAGAAAAACACTTAAATGATATTCCGTTTTTTATTGACATTTTACAAGAAATTTATAAATTACTATCAAATACAGTATATTATTATTTTTTATGTGCAGATTTACATATATATCAAAAGGGATATGTATATATAGAACTTGATAGAGAACATAGTGATAGTCTCAACACAGAGTTAGAAACAACTCCCGAATATATGATGATTGAACAACATATTGTCGGTACTGGTGGAACTGATTTGGATGATGATTTACCGAACAATGTTGTCAATAATTTCGAAAATGATATAATTAGCTATATGTTAGACGCATCCATACATAGTAACGGATTTTTAGAGTGTAACATTTACGATGAGGTATTAGATTTCGTATTTCATAGCGCCGATAAACCTAAAGCAGGTAAAGAAATAAAAAACAAAACAAAAAAACATAAAACAAAAAAACATAAAACAAAAAAACCAAAAAGTAAAAAAAAGGGAAAACGCAGTAAAAGGACAAAAAAAATTGAATATTAAAATTAAATACATAACGAAAGAAAATGGAATCGACGATTGAAGATAAAAACGAACTTAGTAAAATTCAAAATATTGAGGCTAAAATAAATGATATGAACTCTGCTATATACGACATGAAGGAAGAATTAACAATGATAAACGAGTATAGTGATTTTGATAGTATGAATGAAAGAGAGGCGAATATTAATAATATGGTTAACAATATTATTAATAATTACGAATCTAGAATTATTGAATTTGATAATGTTAAAAAAAAATCTGATTATATTCAGTATACACTTATATTTTATATTTTATTTTCAATGATAGTATTTTATATTAAACTCTAATTATTTTCCATATCTTATTTCAAGTCTAGCTTGTGCGCGACTTGCACGCTCTTCCATATCTATACGGTCACGTCGTTCATTTCGATTACAGAAATAATAGAAGACAATTATAGCTAATAATATACCCATAACTATAACAAATGTTCGATTTTCTCCATCTGTATTATCATCTGTTTTGGTCATATTAATAAACGTGTTATTCATCGTATTGTTATCCATTATCGTGTTGTTATTTGTTATATATTAAACTGGATTTCTTATTTCAATTTTTTTATGCCAAAAAAAACATGTTTTTAATTCTATTTTGAAAAATTTTTACAAAAAAAAATAAAAAATTTTGAATTTTTCAAAAATACTTTCAAAAACGTGAAAAAAAACGTGCATCAGACTGATATGTAAGAAAACTCTTTGTAAGCCTATTAAAACTATGTAGGTATTTTATGGTGTCAATATTTAGTTCCTTTTTTTAAGTAAATTGAAAGATTTTGGAACTTTTTTTGTTATCATATTTTAGAACTAAATGATAACAAAAAAGTTCCAAAATAGCGACCAAAATTTTCACTGTGAATTATGTAACTATTATGGTAATAGATTATCGCAATTTCAAAGACATTTACAGACCAAAAAACATTTAAAACAAGAAATGGTAACAAATGATAACAAAAAAGTTCCAAATAAAATATTTTCGTGTGAATGTGGTAAAATTTATAAATATAATTCAGGTTATTCTCGTCACAAAAAAACTTGTGAATTTATAGATAAAAAAAACAAAAATGATTCAACAGAATTGGCAAATAATGATAGTATTGTTAAAATGTTACATGATGCAATGAAACAAAATAATTTGCTACAAGAAAAAATGATTGCTATGCAAAATGATCACGACAAAGCTATCAAAGAACAAAATAAAGTAATTCAAGATATAATTCCGAAAATAGGGAATCAAACAAATAGCAATAATAACATTATAAATGTTCAAATGTTTCTAAATGAGAAATGTGGTGATGCAATGAGTATTCAGAATTTTGCCAACCAGTTATTTATAACTATGGACGATTTGAATAATAATAAAAAAGATTGTATATCTAATGTAGTGCTTAAAAATCTTAAACCATTATCTATAACACAACGACCTTTTCATTGTACAGATATTAAAAATAAAGAGTGGTTTGTAAAGGATGAGAAGGAAGGATGGGAAGAAGATAATGGAGAGAAATTAATAAAAACAGCTGAATATGGAATACAAAAAAAATGGTGCAATGCTTTTGAAAGTATGTATCCTGATTGGATGAAAAACGGTGAACTTCGTGACAAATATATTGAAATAGCTGGTTCAACTACATCAGAATTACCGGAAAAAATAAAACTTAAATTATTAAAAGAACTTGCAACCGAAGTTCCTCTTACTAAATCTGTAATGTGTTAATTAAAATAATTAATAAATTACAAGTCGGTATATACATTTTTAGGTACTTCATTATTTAAAAAATATTTCGCTTTTTTTATTATAAAATATATAAATCTTATAACATAAATACTAATAATAGGAAATACACTTAATATAATTATTGTAACTAAAATAAATAGATTTTTATATAATCCACTTGAAAAGAAATTTCCAAACACTAAATATGCCACCAATAATCCATAAAATACGACTAATAAAATATACTTATAAGTATTTATCCACTCAAGCTCTCTAGATTCATACACTACCTTTCTTTTATTTGTGTTAATTATTTTTTTATTATTATCCACTTTCTTTTTTAATTCATTGTTTTGATCTTTTCGTGTGTTAGAAAGTTCTTTAATACGATTAAATTGCTTATTATATAAATTTTCGTATGTGTTAATTAAGGATTCCATATTTATTATATTATTTTGTGTTTCAGCATAATCGTCACTAGATGTTGCATCTTTATATATATCTAATTGATTCTGAAAATCTCTCTGAATATCAGAATAGTCGCATTTAGTCTCTTGAGTTTTTTTAATTTCCTCAGCAAAATAATTCATAATTTTAGGGTCCTGTAAAACTTTAAGTTGGTCACCTAATAAATCTAAATTAGCAGTTTTTTCAGCCATTTGAATTTGTAAAGATGTTTTGCATTTTTTAGCATTTTCATCATCTTTCTTATAAGAGTCTTGATTACAACAATCAACACCTTCAACTTTATTAACGTTATCACAAACAGGCATACATCCTAGTTCTGGGTAATACCATGTTACTAATCCATCAGTTGTTGTAGTACAATCACATTCTCCATCTACAATATTTCCATTATTACAAATAATATCCCCCATATTTAATATAAAAAGAGATTTTAAACCGAACTAAAATTATTATCTAATTTACTAAATGAGTTGATTGTAGTTGAATCAGCCTTTATCCTTTTTCTATTGCCTAATGAATTGGTGAAATTTTTAAAACTATTTGCAATACCTGATACAAATGTTTCATGGTGATTTCCATCATCATTTACACAGTTTGCGTGTTCACTACCCGTTACCTCGGCACAATTAACTGTTGTTGATGTTGTTTCCACCGGCTTACACTTTCCGATAAGTATACATAATCCATTGTCGGGGCCACCAACACATTCATTTTTACCTGTTCCACAATCACTTTGTTTAGAAGCAGTAGTTGGGTCACAAGGTTGTGTTTTACATCCAAAATCCACACATGTGCCTTCATATGGACACCAATGTGGTGTTAAAGGATTAAGTGTAGCACAATCACAATTGTCAATTAATTTACTAAAACATCTATTTGTCACTGGACAATAGAATGGTTTTGACGGGTCATTACAATTAGTTTTTGAATCAAAATCACAATCACTTGAAATAATACTCCAATCAATATTATATTCAGTATCGTTACTACTTCCGTCGTCGGTTCCAGAAACTTCACATAACGATTGGTCGTAATCGGTATCAACACATACTCCTCGCGAACGACACCATTTAGTGTTTGATGAATCACAACAATCGTCTTCTACACACGATGCACCCATTTTATTATCTTCGGCTGAATCATGTAAATTGGTATCTAATTTGTTAGGATCACTTTGTTTACTAGGGTCAAAAGTCCAATCATATTCATCAAAATTCATATTATTTCTAGCGTTAATATCAGCAATCAAAATATATAAGTGAATACCTCCAACGATTACGAGACCTAACGATAAAATATTAGTAAATCTAGGTGATAAAATAAAGCGTTTTCTTAAAATTCCTAAAATTAACAAAATAACACAATATATAGTAAAATATTTCAACACATTAAGATATGATGCATATTGTTTCTCATTATATGTATTTAATTGAACCATTTTCTTTTTATTATTGTATTCCTCATCAGTAATTATATTAGTCATTTTATATATATATATAAAATGATAATTAAATAAATTTTTTAGTTCCATGATATAACATTACAACTATTGCCGCAATCAATATTAAATATTCAATAAAAAAAGGAAATGGATTTGTAAATGCTCTAACTGTTAAATATACTACTAAAACTAAAAATATAAACAAAAACATATATTGTAAACGATAAGATTTTATCTGTAATGAGGATTGTTCATATTGACCTTGTAAATTATTATATTTTGTTTGAAGTCCTATATTATTAATGTTTTCTTGATCGTGTTCTGAATCTGAACCCATTATATATATTTATAATATTATATGATGCTTAAACAAATAAATTATTAAACAAATAAATCAGAACAATTAATATTATAATAAATCCAACATTCAAAATATTATATTTTTGCTTTGATTTTATATTTTTAACTACGCAAATCAAAGTAATTAATACTAAAATACTCAATATACTTATACGAAACCAATTATTTAATTTACCGGTATGAACAAGCACACCTTTATTATTAGTAGTAGCTAATGAATAAAGTAATGAATCTATTTGATTTTTTTCATATTCGATTAAATTCTTTGTTTTTTGATCACTAACAATCAATGAATTTGTAGAGTTTTTCAAATGTTTTGCATATTTAATTATTTTGCCTTTTAATTTTTCAAGGTTTTCAAAGAGACTAATATCCTTGTTATGCATATAATATTCTTTTGCCAACATATATTCCGATACACTTTTATTAAACAAATCCTTTTTCTTAGAATAACTTTTAAAGTCATCTACCTTTTCATAATTTTCTAAAATACCATATTTTGTATTCAAATCAACATTTGACAAATTCGTACTGCTAGTTTTTTGTAATTGTGTTAAATGTGGAATAGCATCTATTTTATATTGATTTTCATACTTTCGTAATTCTTTTCCTTGAAGTAAACCAATACTAGATTTATCAATACTAGATTTATTATTATTATAATTCATATACAATAATAATAGAAAATGTATTTATAAATTTCTTATTCTTGTGTAAAAAACAAAACCACCAATTATAGATATCATTATTAAAATATTTCCATAATAAGACTGATTGTATCTGGTTTGTATATCACTTTGCATACCCTTTGCACCGTCTATTTTATCTCTTAATTCCATATATTTTTTTCTTAATTCGCCATTTTCACTATTATATTGTGTAATTTTATCATCGTTTACTTGAATACCATTTAATAACTCTTCAATATCTTTGAAAATACTTTCTTTGATATGAAAAAAATCATCCCCTATTGTTCTTAAATTGTGTTGATATGTTTCATTATCTTCATAACCATCATAATAATCTTTATTAAGCAATGAAGAATAACTAATTGATACATTGTTTAATCTTTCTTTATATTCATCAGGTGTATAATTAGGCATTATATATATTGTTAATATTATTGACACACTCTATAAAACAATGTATCAATGGCAGTTTTACTACTTCGAGTAATCTCACATATTTGTCCAGGTCTCATACCAATTACCTGTGCTACAGGACTGAATCTTGATATATCAGGTATTTGTGAATTATCACTAATATTGTATCTTTGTTTAAAGTTTTTAGTTTCTTCATCATTCAATACTCTATGTTTTGGAACTAAAACATGATTAAGAATATTGAATTGCAATCGCTTAATATTAATAACATTGACATATATTTGATCTTGCAACCATAAATTAGACAATACACTTAGTAATGAATCATTTGGTTCGTCTTTAATAATAATGATAATATCATCTTTTTTTTCCAATACATTATCCAAATGAATTAAATCTTCAATATAATCATTAATATTTCCTAGTTTCAAAGTTTTGTTCAAGTGATATTTTACATACACTTTTTTATCCTTTTTTTCCAAAAGCATATCCATTTGTTTATTTTGATACATACTATTTACCTCATTAATACTTGACCCAGTATATTTATTAACATCATACCCTTGTTCACTCAATAAATCAAGCAATATGTTTCGCGACTTAAATATTAGTTGTATTTCAGAACTTTGATGCGTCATTTATTTATTATAACTTAGTATTTTTATATTTATTCAATTTTTATATTTATTCAATTTATATATTTATTCAATTTATATTAATATAATTTTACATTATTAGGCTAAATCACTGCTAATAGTTTTTGTTTTTAATTCTTTTTCGTCCTTACTATCTTCTTCTTTTTTATCCGTTTCACTATCTACATCTAATATATTTGTTGAATTACCTTTATTTATATTACTTATGCTATCAGTTACCGATTGGTTTTTATACTCGGTTAAATTTTTTTCTATTAAATCATCTTCTTGATTTTGTGTGGCCTCACCAACAACGTAAGGTGGACTTTCACCAACAACGTAAGGTGGACTTTCACCAACAACGTAAGGTGGACTTTCACCAACAACGTAAGGTGGACTCTCACCAACAACGTAAGGTGGACTCTCACCAACAACGTAAGGTGGACTCTCACCAACATAAGATGGACTATCGAGACCATATTGTTCCGATAAATTCATATTAGAACCTGGTTTATATCCAGGACTTTCTGGTTCAACATAAGGCGATTCAGACAGTTCCTTTATTTCATTTGTCAAATCAACATCGTCTTGGCTAGTTACTACTCTTCCTTTCAAAGATCTGGCTGCATCTATCGACCTACTCCAGTTATTCGGTTCTTGTAATAACAATAATTGTTGTGATAATATTCGTGATGGTATTGGAGTGCCGTCATCGTAAATAGCCTCGTCAATTTTCCACCCTTTCGGTAATTGATATGGATTTTTATCATCATGTGTCTCGTTATTCCAAAAATCTGTAGGAACACCTTTATTGTCTAATATTAGCGAGCCCCACACCTTAGAATCATCCATATATTTCCAACCTATTTCTTCGGGGTTGGCTTCCGTGTCTTCTTTATCAGCAAGAGGTATATCAATCATAGGCACGTTAGTCTCAGTAACAATATCATCATTAGCAACATAATCACTAACTATTTCCGATGGTGGCAGTTCGCGTTTATTTACTTCGCGTGTTGATTTACTTAGTTCAGACCTAGTCTTTGCTACAATACTAGCTATGGTTGTATTTTCACCCAATAATTTTTCAATATTATTTGATTTAGTCATCGATTCCAATTGATTAATATTATCTTCCGTTATGATTCGCATCTGAATATTCATACATTGTAACTCTTGTATTAGTAATTTCAAAGCATATGGAACTCTTACAATACTAAACGAACGACCATATTTAGAAACATTGTCTATTTTTAAATTTTCTTCTGTTCGTGAATTAGGACCATCTGTAACCTTATCAACCGTTTTTGTAAATTTTAACGGTCCATCCACATATGGACTCAAAAATATGTTTTTGCTTTCATTGTAAATTGCAATCATACCTGAATGATTACAAACGGCCATATAGTAGTCGTCTCCTCTTACCAACATAGATTCTTGTAAAAATTTAGTAGCACCATGTCCCAATACACCGTCACGTTCCATCTCTCCAATACGCAAACCACCATCATTAGCCCGTCCCTGAACAGTTTGGCGCGTTAACAATGTTCTAGGACCACGTGCGCGATAATTAATTTTATCTTTAACCATATGTTTCAGCCTCATATAATAGGTAGGACCTATATATATTTCCGTATCTAATTGTTCGCCCGTTTCTCCATTATATAAGATTTCACAACCACTTGAATTAAATCCATATGTTTTGAGTATATTACCATATTCGTTGTGTTTAGGACCTTTATTTTTAAAAGCAGTACAATCACCAAAACCACCTATAATCGATGACGCCTTTCCCATTAAGGTTTCTACAAGCTGTCCAATAGTCATACGTGATGGAATGGCGTGTGGATTTATAATTAAATCGGGTTTAATACCGTCCTCAGTGAACGGCATACTTTCTTCTGGAATCAATAATCCAATGGTTCCTTTTTGTCCGCAACGCGAACAGAATTTATCACCAATATTTGGAATACGTTCATTACGAACCCTTACTTTTGCTAAGCGAAACCCTTCTTCACCTTCGGTTATAAAAGCCTTGTCCACGTATCCTTTTTGACCTTTCTTAGGAAATACTGAAACATCTAATAATTTATCTGGATTTTCCACATTTGACATTGTCTTTCCGATGAGTACCACATTATCATCTAAGTATGTATTTTCTTTTATTATACCATGTTCATCAAGATAACTATAATCAAAACCTGGTTTTTGACCAATGACATTTTCATTTTCAATATTGGTAAATTTTGAATCGACTTGATTTACTCCAACATTCGAACTTTCCTCATATGACTCATACATATTGAAATATGTAGTTCGAAATAATCCTCGTTTCACAGACCCCTCATTAAATAATATGGAATCTTCTACGTTGTATCCATTATAACACATAATGGCTACTATTACATTTTCACCATATGGATGTTGTTCATTGCTTATTTTATCCAAATACATACTTTTTACTAACGGTATTTGTCCATTATTTAAGACAACGCCCATTTTATCGATTCTAGTTTGATAATTCGAATGATATAGCGAAACGGCTTGCTTCATTTGACCACATGCGAATAAGTCGCGTGGAAGCGGATTATTCTCAGGAAATATAACTTGATTACCCATAACACCCAAGATGCACGAAGGATGGATTTCAATATGTGTATAGTTCTTGCTGGTATTATAATCATGTTTTGTTGATATCAAAGACCCTTCCGCTTCTGAGGTGTCTATATATTCAACAATTGCATTGCTATCAACCAAATCCTCCAAGTTCGTAGTGTTATATAAATCGGCAACTTTCATATAACTTTTTTGTAATACCAAATTAAATCCATCTTTTTTAGGAACAAAACCACTAATCAAATTTTCCCATGAAAAATCATTTTTATCCAACTTTTCTGTAATAAAATCTTTATCATAACTGGCTTTATTGTTAGATATATAAAAAATAGGTCTACATAAACGACCTGCATCAGAATTTATATATATGGTATTATTGGTTATGTCCCAATGAATGCTTGTATAGATTGGGATGATTGCCAAACGTCGATGTGCTTTAAATAAATCAACAGTTTCTTTTGGATTTGAAATAACTCCTACCCAATTACCATTGATAAACACCTTACATAAGAACGATATTTGATATGGAGTATTGTCTGACAAAACCTTTATCTTAGAGTTTGTTTGTAACCATCTAAATAATGGAATACCGGATACACCATTTGTTATAAACGACATTATTGCCAAATGTTTATGAAGTCCAACGTTTCCACCGTCTGGTGTATCTACAGGGTCAATTATACCCCACTGAGACGAATGTAATAAGCGTGGTCCAACGACTTTGGCACTTGCGTCAAGCGGAAGGTTAATTTTACGTAGGTGCGAAAGAGCCGAATTAAAACTGAGACGATTTAGATCTTGGACTACACCCACTTTCTTTGTGTGTTCTTGTGCCCCCCAATTACCTTTAAAAGCCTTTTTAAATCCTGTTTCGAGTACACGCTCGGAAAAGAATTCTTTATAATTCAAAGTTATTAAACCAATAAAATTGGTGCTAGTATTGTAACTACCTTGATGATAGTAATATTCTTTATCTATTTTTTGTGCAATGTTTTTTTGTTGTAAATTATAATATTCTTTAAATAAATCATACATTAGTGAACCTGATAATTCAACACGTTTATATTTGAAACTGTCGCGGTCAGTCGGTTTGGATTCCTTATTATACACCTTTAACATTTCTTTTACCATATGACCAATGAAGTATGCTTTGTCTTTGAAGTTCATCTCACCAATATGTGGTAGCAAATAATTGGATAATATTTCCATAACATGTGGAACAGTTTTACCCTTAGTAAGGGTAGCAATATATTTTAGCGCCACTACTTGATTAAAAACCTTTCCTGCATCGTGCACCGACGGAATAAATAAATCAATATATGATTTATTTTTATTTATATCTAATAAACAGTGTTCAATAATAGCCTTATCTGATTCGACCCCTAATGCCCTCATTAATATAAATAATGGAACTGGTTTACGAACATTAGGAACTTCTACAACAATTTGATTATTGCTATATGTAGATGAAGGCGCTACCATTCTTACGGCCAAGGTTCTACTAGGTTTGGATGCGTCTTCGGAAACCGACCTTATTTCAGCTGAATGACTATATAATTCATTCACTTTATCTCTCACATAAAGCATATTATCTGCAAATTTTTCTTGTGAAACAATACATTTTTCTTTACCATCGATTATAAAATATCCACCTCTGTCGTTACGACATTCACCCAATTCAAAACGAACTGAAGGAGACATCCCACTTAATATACATAAATCAGACATCAACATAATCGGAAATCTTCCCAAGAACATTTTTGATAAAGTTTCTGTATGTGTCGGTGTTTCTTTATCGTCTGTATTCGGTTCTTCTTCGTTTTCATCTGGATTATGAATAAAAAAATCGACTTCAACATCATAATGTACAGTTATACCGTATGTCATATTTCTTAGACGAGCTTCATTTGGATACATAAAGTGAGCTCTGTCATCGTCATATATCATAGGTTTACCATAATATACTTTATCTCCGTTTTTCCCACCTAAATATAAATTACACTTTAAATCAAAGTCTTTTGTTGTATCGTTATACTCTTTGATAATACGAAGTGGATTTTTTTCCTTAAAAATTCTGGTAATACCATTTTTAAAAAAATCATTATATGAATCAATGTGGTGTCCAACTAAAGCATTTGGATTGTCTTCAAAATATTTATCTATTATCTTTTGAATATTTGGTTCATTCATATAATATACATTTAGTATTTTTTTATGCTCTAATATTATCACATATATTAAGGCATCTATACATAAATAATGTTATAGCAAATATTATAACAATTACATTAAATCGTTATAATAGTAACTCTTAATCTACATTATTCTAAATACCCCCATTTAACATTAGTAAACCAATTAAAATAGCCATCAAAATAATTGGAACAAGAACTAAGAACCACGAAAAGTTCTTGTAACCAGCCTTACATATGGCGTTTAATACAAAAGTCCAAAATAGGATGTAAATTGTTTCCGCCAGAAAAATCATAGCTGTATTAGGAACCGGGCATTCAAAGTCACCAACACAATAACTATTTGTATTTCCTGCGTTTTGGAAAATCATAATAATCATAGCAAAAACTGAAATTACTAAATAAAGATGCGCAGGTGTGCATAGATTTCTGAAATCCTTAATTACTTTTTTCATTATATTAATAAAAAAGATATAAATTTTATTAACAAAAAAGTTATTAAAAAACTATAAACAGACAGCTATTGTTGATAAGCTATAAATTATGGCCTTGTGTCGGATCACTTGTCATATTTTTCGGAACTTCAACACCGTCGAGAGTCATGAACACACTAGAAGGTGTATTCATTAAGTTATACCAACCATTCATAACTGGTGCTGGTGTTAATGTGTTTTTTGCGTTACCACCTTTCAGTTTATAGCTGCGCTTATTAGTTTTTTTACGATAGTTGGTTTTTTTACGATAGTTGGTTTTTTTACGACTGTTGGTTTTTTTACGATAGTTACTTTTTTTACGATTATTTGTTTTTCGCTTAATATGTTTTTTGTTTTTACGCGTGTGATGTTTAGTCATATATATTATTGTAATAAATTATATATAAATTATTCAATATCTACATGAGTCAACATATGTCTACGACAGCATATTTTATCCAGCCTGAGTTTATCTAATACTTCACCTTCGTGAGTTTTATCTGTATTATCAGGAGTTAAATAAGTAACTGTATTTACATCATTGGTAGCATCTTTCAAGCGTCTTACTTCTTGCTCATAATACCGATATTTATTAGCCAAAACTTTACCACATGTATAACACTTAACAGGAATAATCATTTTATATATAATAATATAGTAATTATTATAAATCAATTTTTATAATAATTATTTTGGACATTCTTTTCCTACTTTTTGTCCATATATATCGTAGCACTCACTCTTGTATGTGTAATATTCAAAATCTTGGCTAAATGTAGGTCCTTGGTCTGAACCACCAACACATTTTTCTTCAATATCAGAACCACTTAATAAATTACAACATCCGTTTAATTTACAGGTGCTATTTCTTAATGAACTACACCATTCGTCCATCTCTTCCAATGATTTATCCGGGCTACATTTATCGACTTCAAATTTTTCAACTATAGTTACATTTAAAGGGTTATTCTTAGTTCTGTCATCTTTAGTTAATGTAGATGAATAAGTTATAGTTCCAATCATAACAAATACAATTAAAATTATGTAAGTGTAATTTTTCTTAATAAATTTAAATTTATTAACAAGATTTTTAATCATTTATATAATATTATGATAATAATTATTCATCTTTAAAAAGAGTTTTCAATTCATCATTAGGATACTTATATGTTATGTCTGGTTGATCATCAGAACCATCTTTAATTATATTATATTCACCAGTATATGTATTTAGATAATAGATATTAAAATTATCATCCAAATTAAATTTTTTAGTTCTAGTAGAAAAATTAACACTTATACTACCTTCATCTCCGCTTATAATACGATGAAATATTCCCGCTGGCCAAACAATCATAGCAGAACCGTCGTAATATAGTTTATCGTTTTTATAAATTTTATCAGGAGTTACAATAAAAGAGGCCTTTTCTTTTCGTTTCGGACAAAAAATATCAATATAACGTGTTCCTTGCAACACAAGGAGATTATCATCTTGTCCAGGATGCATATACCATGGACGTTTGCATGGTGGAAGGGAATCTTCCACAGGTCCGGGTGAAATACTATTGGGTGAATGAATGACTTTGTCGATACCGTCTATTTTCGGAATGTCCGAAGGAACCATTTCATCAAACACAACCCCTGTAGTTCGCCGAAGCATTCTAAGTGGTATCAAGCGATACATATTATAAATAAATAAATATATCTTTATATGATTATTTTAATAAAAAATATGGGCTATTGTGCCCTGCCAGATATTTATATTTAATTTTTTATTTGTTTAAATTTTTATTGTTATTTTCAATTACATTTGTCGAGGTAGTGGAATAATCGGCGTTGGGTGAATACTGATAAATGGATGTGTATTGTAAATTGGAATGTTGTTAATTGGATTAAATATATGATTATTATGCAAAATGTGTTGGTGTTCGTAATTATTATCGTAAATGTTATTTCTCTCTGTATTATTTGTATTTTGATTATTTCGCTCTGTATCATTTCTGCTTGCGTTATTTCTCTCTGTGTTATTTCTGTTTGCGTTATTTCTGTTTGCGTTATTTCTCTCTGTGTTATTTCTGTTTGCGTTATTTCTGCGATAATTATTTTCGAAGTTGATGTAATCGCTATATAGATAGGAAATTACCTCCACTATATTTCCTGTTATTGTGATAGGCTGATTATTATCATCATTAATAACATTATTCCTTGCATTTTCTCGTTGGGGTTCAACAGGACGATGATGAACAATACCCGTTGTCCTGCATATGGGACATTCATTATATTCTAATTTCTCCGAACATTCTTTACATACATAATTCTTACATTCACCACAGATACTATTATTTAACACACAGTAGCTATAGCATACACAACAATCAGTGTTATTTAACTTACTGTGTTCGTTCTGCACCTCCGTAGTCCACGCGTTCCATTGTTCGAAGTTAAGAGTTGCCATATTTTTTTGGGTTGAGTTCTAATATTTGTAACATTCATTTCAATTTTTTTATTTTGCGTCTTTACTTGTAAGACGATACCCCCAATGTTGAAGGGTTTGTCTAATTTTGGGACTTACTGAAAAATCATTATATTTTGTCTTTTTTTCTTTAATCATATTGATAAGTCGTTTCCGAAAACGGCTCTGAGGTCCTGCAGTTTGCATCCAACGTTTGACTTGGCGCTCGTCGTCGGCGCTGCGTTCACCACGAAAGAAGTCGCAATACCACTGAACCCACCCATACGGATGTGTTGCACTAATCCAGTCCTTTGACTCCCAGAATTCCAGTGTTGTTCCCACCATAACACCATATGTATTAATACTTTTGTCATAATTATCCCATTCAGTCACTAAATGTTCATCAGGAATTCCCTTCCACCATGATTTAGGATATTTCAAGTGCTGATTTTTGTATTTTTTACCAGTGACACTAGACGAAATAGGACGCCAATATGTGCCACCGAAACTCCCTGCTCTAAACATCTCTTCTGGACTAAGATTAGGACGAAAGTCAGGAAAATCTTTGAATACAAATTCGTTGTCTTTATTTCTAGAAGGCATACTAATTTAATATTATATTATTATATATGCCAAAAAAAACAAAAAAAGGAAATGCGTCAGAACGAAAACCTAATAAAACAGAGCGACTTATAGAAGGAATGCGTGCAAACGTTCACCCGCGTCAAATTAAAGAAATAATATCTTATATGCCACAACCTACACCACGTAAAGGCAGTGTAGTACAATTAAATAGGAGAAATAATGAAATTGGAAGATTAGGAAAAATCATAGAGAAAAATGATACTACTAAAAAGGCTATTGTGCGTTTATTTTATAATGGTGAAGACAGAGTCGTAAACTATGCACAGTTACAACCAAAAGGTAATAAGAGCGAGAAACCCGCCAAAAATTATTTTGACCCATATAAGATGCCTGCAAGTTATAATATGGACCGGCTAAGATCACCAATTCCTGAACCAATGCGCTCTCTACCAAAGAACACAACTATGAAGAAGAAGTCCAGAAGCCGATCACGAAGCCGATCACGGAGTAGATGAAAAAAATATATATTATATATATTATATAATATATATAATGGCTGCTGAAGAATACTCGCCTGACCCGTTTGACGAGTCACCTCCAAAAGAAATGAAATATCTTAAGAATCCAAAAAAAATGACTATATCCCAATTCGAGAAAATACCCAAAAAATTAATAGTAGATAAAAAATTAGAAGAAGGGAAAATCTATTATATAGAAGACGTAGGTAGACGAAAAAAGGATTATAGAGAAGTGTATCAAGGAATGTATTTTCCAGACCCGTATAGTAAAGATGATGATACTCTCACGTTCAAATACGTCTCTATAATAGTAGCCCCATTCGGTGATGGAGGTATGCCAATGGGGTTTCCGAAGAATAATCACAAATTTTACGAAGCAACAACAATTCCTAATAGGATAGATCAATCGCGTTTCAAAGACAATATTGGAGAATTAGATAATTTTATTGCTACACAAAAAGCCGCACCGGTTGAAAAAGACGAAAGCAATATCAGTTTTATCGGCAAACATTATCGTAAAAGCAAACAAAGATTCAATACATTGAAAAAGGCATCAGGAATTCGTAAACGAAAATCTAAACAGAAACCTAGACGTAAACGAAAAAATAATTCTAGAAAAAAACACAGTAGCAAATTATCAAAACGACGTATGAAAAAAAATAGAAATTAACATAAAAGACAGTGTTTGTTTTAAGATTACCAATATTGAACGATATATTAAAGGTGTTCAAAATACAACAATACAAACGGAGATGAATTATCTGTAATAGCTTATCAGGAACAATTTAGAATCCGTCATCTCACACCTACTTAATATTACTGACAAGTCTAACACGTTCCTTAGCTAATATATGTTTAACCTTTAGTGGGTCCCCACACAAATCATCACCACAACAGTCGTGATTTGCTAAAGTAGATTTAATATTATTAGATATCTCACAATGATGTGCCCATCGTCCCAGCGGTTTAGGATCATCGTAAAATTTTATATTATTCAACACAGTTCGTAATGTGCGAAACATATTTACACAATATGAAATATTCTTTATATTTTTCAATTTTATATATAAAATTGAAAATTAATATATAAAATTGAAAATTAATATATAATATTGAAAATTAATATATAATATTAAACGAATTATATATTATATAATGACTAATCACGTAGCAATATTTAAAAGAACCGAATTAATTTATGTTTATGACAGTGATGACGAGCGCATTAGAGAACAACGTCGAAAAAAAAGAGTGAAAAAGGAAAAAAAGGAGAGAAAAAAAACAGTTCGTGTAAAAAAAATATTATGTAATGATTGTGGTGAATATTTTAATAGTAATGTAAAAGGTTTTATCAAATATGAGAAAGACATACATATTTGCCCACAATGTGTAGAAGATGCAGAACAAGTATTATGTGCTGAAGAAACGGAAACACAAAATTTTGAATACCAATCAGTATTAAGGAAAAGTATTGAAATTTTAAAAGAAAACAATACATATGTTTTAAAAAATTAATTTAAATAAAATTACACATACAGTATAATGTCATCAATCGATGAAAAAATCGAAGCCTTTTTAAAGGCTAACCCAAAAACAATTTACTCATTAAAAACAATTGCCTATAAAGTTGGTGAAAAAAGACGTAAAGTTTTTTTTCACTTGAATAAAAATAAAAACATTCGCAAATGTAAGCCCTTTGAAGTAGGATGTTATAAACATGAATTAAAAATATTTACTATGTAAATATATATATATATTATATGGTTAAAATCACTCAAACTCGAAAAAGTTCGCGTCCAAGAAAAGAAAGAGTAACATTTGATAATTCAGCATCACTACCAACACGGAGAAAAACCCCGGGAAAAACCCGGGGAAAACCCACGGGAAAAACTCTGGGAAAAACCCCGAGAAAACCCCGGGGAAAAACACGACCAAGAATATCAAAAGGTAGTAGTAAACCAACCACACGTACAATAGCAGTAAATTACCCTACTAACCCACCAACCTCAAGAATGGCAGCAGTATTAGAAAGTATTATGCCAATGGAAATGATAAATATATATTTAAAAGAAGTATCAGGAGATGCTGGTTCGATAAATGAGCTTTTTACAAATATAATACAATTTGTCCGAAACGAAGGTAAGGCGGTGACTGAAGATACCTTAATAAATACAGTAACAAAAGCTGTACAAACAAATATGTTAAATCTCTATGATAGCATGATTGATGGCTCATATACGTCAGAACATATAATGCGTGTTGGTGGGAGAAATTTAACAGATGAATTGTCACAAGAAGCTAAAGATAAACGACGTGCATATCTTCAAAGTGACAAGTTGAGGGAACTTATGTGTAGCGCAGTATTTGGAAAATTCACACCTATGTTAAATAAAGCTTTTGGTGTTGATTTAAGACAATATAATACCAACCAACAAGTGATGCCCGGAGCAACACAACAACAAATAGATGAACATTCACGAGCTTTACTTAAGTCGCAAAATAAGAAGGTAGAATACTTATGGCGCGAACTTATTGAGAAGAAGGCCGTTGGTTCACCAACATCCCAATGTAATAGAATTATTACAAATAAAACACAAGCACAAGCACAGGGAGACATATGTTATTTATGTGGACAACCTATGATTAATGGACATATAGTTCACTGTGAACATATCTTACCTATATTGCTAGCAGTAACTTCTTTGTCGTTAGCACCAAATGATACTTTAACCCCTATTCAAAAAGAATTATTAAAATACGAATATTTATGGAGTCATGGATGTTGTAATACGCCATCTAAAAATGATATATCTATTATTAAAATTGACCCAACAACACAAACCTGGGTAAAAGATGACGATAATATTAAAAAAATAGCCAATAATGTAGTTGCAAACGCAAATAAAGCTTCTGGAAATTGTTCTCAAATAAATGCAGGTATGGTTTATGCAGAATTAGGAAACAGTATAGCAACTCTTACAGATATGGCAATGAAACTATGTAATTTGTTAAACATTATTGAAGCCGAGTATACCCAGGATACTTCAGGTGTTTATCCCGAATTACAAATAAATAAAAGAATCTTATGTGATTTATTAGGAAAACTAAAATTATTAGCTTCTATTGCTGATAACTTCGATTATATTCTTCTGGGATTTAATAAGCCTGTGGATCAAGAGGCTATCTGGGTTGGAGATATGGATGGTGGTAGCGATGATAATTATATAAATAAAGGGGGTTCTCCATCTCCAGTTGGTGTTGAATATATTGATAATATACAAATCAGAACTCCTAATCGAGAAAAAAAACCTATACAATTTCATGAAACACCTAAACGAGAAACAATTAAAGAACCAGAAGAATACACTTATACAGAAGCCGAAATGCAAGATATGATAGACTCTGTTGTCCCTTCACGAAAAATTATGAAAATGATTGAAGAAACCGCTATCGAATATCTTAAAAATTATGATCCTGCTAATTTTAAAACTACTATAACACCTGATATTCTTACTACAAATTTAAGTATAGAAGAAGGAGGTTCATATAAACTAAAACAAGACGGTGGAAAGTATACTAAAACAAAGAAAAATAAAAAACGAAAAAAATCGAAAAAAAACAAACGAAAAAAAATCTAAACGATAACCATTTCACGTATTGGCATCATACGCGGACCACCGCGTCCAGACCCTCCGCAGAATTTACATTTTTCAAATCCAGTATTTTCACATTTAAAGCAATTAGACCCACAACATTTATTACATTCTGAATAACCCGTTCCATAACAATAGTAACATTTATTAACGTCATTATTTCTGTATTTATTAAATAACATAATACTTATTCGTTTTTTTTTATTTATAAAATTATTAGAAAATGTATTGATTGTAATATTTTTTTGTAGATTATTTTGATAAACAGGGTTATACAGATTAGTAACTAATGATTTATCTACTCCACGGCTAAATCCAGCTACTATTATAAATGACAATACACGCATATTATATTTAATAATTAATAAAGATAATATATTTAAACTAATTAACAATAATTACTTTCGTCTAGTTCCTCTTCCTCGTCCGTTACGCGAACCTCCAATAAAACCGAAGCTTTGTAATAACATATAAATTATTAGAAGAGTAATAATTATAGATAACAAACTACCTATAATTGCTAATACGCGACTAATTTGACAAAATATACTAGTATCGTCGGATGGACAAGAATTACGCGTAGTAGAACCAAAAACACCCACTAATCCTGCACCCATCCCTAAATTATTAATTCCACTTCCACCTTTTTTAGACATATATAATTATATAATATAATTATATATATGAATCCAATATCGCCACCGCCTCCACCACAATTAGCAAGAAGCGGACCTTCACCAGCAACTGGTGAAATTAATTTCGAAGAATTTATGAAAAAGGTTAAAAATAAACAAAGAAATCCAGCAAACGTAGATTATTCTAACATTAATAATGAAATAGGTTATGTTAAATTCGACGATGATTATCAGATACCATCTTCTGGTTGGGGTGATAGTCCAATTGATTTTCCTCGTGATACTTTTGTAAATGTAGATATTAAACGAGCTATTAGAAAGGCAGTAAGTGGAATTAATACATCACTAACATCTAATTCAATGACAACGCCTACAAGAGATATAATAAAAGAAGAATCATTGCGCGCAATACATTTTTTAATGAATACAGCCGGCAAAAAAAACTCTAAAAAAACAAGAAAAACAAAAAAATCAAAACGTAAACAAAATATGAAATTAAAAAGAAAACAAACAATGAAAGGAGGTAAGAAAAAAAATAAAAATAAGAAAACAAAACGCACTAAAAAGAAACGAAGAAATGTAGCAGGACAACGTTCACCAAACAGAGCATTAGACAGTTGTATACAAAGATGTAATCAAGAATTTAATTCTCCATCACCCCCATCTCCTCCTCAATTGAAGAGAAGTAGTTCTAGTCATTATGCAAAAATGACTGGACTACGAAATAGTGATTTACCTGAACCATTAGAATATTAATTATTTATTTTCTGTAATAAAAAAGAATTTGATATCCTTGTCGGAAGTTCCATAGAATAGGGTGTTTTTTGTCTTCATTAAAATTAGAACCTTCGAAAGTCCAATTAATGTCTTTGTTAATATTTTTTTTCCATTCAAATTTATTAAGACGCGACATACTTGCTCCATCAAAACCTAACTCGTTTCCTCCACAAGTAATTAATGCACAAAAATGATACATCTGAGTATCGCGTATAATAACAGAATCTAATACATAATCAACCCCATGTAATTTAATTGTTAAAGGTTTATCATGAATATTTTCCGATACATTGTCTATCATTGTCACCGCATAAACATCTGGTATTTTATCACCAAATCTTCCTCTATTCAGCGATATATTTTTAATACCTACATAATCAATCTCAACCAAATTAATATTATCATTATTTAAAAATCGCATTATATCTTCATAATAGTTCAACGGATTATTTGGAGAATCGACATCTAATATTCCGTAATTTCGATTTTGTTTTGGAATGGCATTATAAATCCGTGTTATAATGTTATTTGTATCCATAGCAAGAGCCAAATCTTGCGTCTTTTTGCTTCTCGAACTATTATAACAGGCTTCAATTGCAGCATTGAATAGAAAAAAGGAATCAGCTAGTGTAGGCGGTGTTATTTTACTTCCATTTGCTAACTTTCCTTGAATCATAAGTTGTCTGAAAAATTTAAAAAATTTACGTCCTTTATCACTAATAAAAAAACAAACAAACATTGTATTGAACCAACAATTAGCCCTTACTTGAAGAGGAGTAATTATTTTACTACAATCAATTGCGCTTGTTGAATTTAGGTTTTTTAATAATAGTTTTTGAGCGCGCGGATCATTTCTATCAACACAAATAGGATTTTTATTTTTAACACCAATTTTAACCTGCATTATATTTTTAAATAACGTCGCGTCATTTCTTGATACGTTTGGTTTAAATTTCTTATTTTGCAATGGCGTATTTAATCCACAATCAAATATATCACTAAATCCAGTATTTAAACTCATCGATATTAAACGCTTATTAATTTCAGGAGTAAATGATTTACTTTTAGTAAGTTCTTCGCGTATGGTAGACAACATGTTACTAGGTTTTTTTTTACCAACCAGTATTTTTTGTATATTTTTACTAATTAATCTGTCTTCAATAGGAGTATTGTCTTTAATGATTACCGTTTTTTTATCAATAGTTTTAGGTTGAATAGTTTTAGGTTGAATGGGTTTTCTTCTGTTAAACAAAAATCCAGTAGCCCGTTTTTTTTTAGTTTGCTTTTTACCTTTTAAATTATATTTTTTACTACTTTTTTTTGTTTTTTTTTTTAAATTTTTATTATATTTATAATCATTTTTCATTATAATATATTATTATATTTATTTTACAACAATATATTACCTGATATATATATAAGTTATGTCAAAAACAAACGATTTACAAAAAATAATATCACAAACTAGATTTACAAATATACGTCCAGACAGTATTAAAAGTGTTACTAAATCACCAATTAGTGGCGTAGAGAGTGTTACAAATGTAGCTAAAGAAGGAGTAAATAATTTTAAATGGAATTCATTGATTAAATATGGATTAATTATTTTTATTTTAGCAATATTAGGGTTTAATTTATTTACTTATTTAGGTAAATTTACTGATACAGCTGCAGATATTGTAAAGCCAATTGCTAGTGTCGTAGGTAAAACGAGCGGTGACATTGTCAAACAAACGGCTACCGTATCAGGAGAAGGCACAAAAGGTTTAGTTGACGTTGCATCTGGAACCGTAGTAAGCGGTGTTGATGTCTTACAGCAAAATATAAATAACAATACCACCAGAAATAGTGTTGTTCGTAATAATTTAGACAATAACCAAGACGAATTATATTATAAACCGACGAATCATTTTATTCCCGTTCCTGATGACGCAGGCAGCACAACCCAATCTTCACAAAATAAGGCGGGTTATTGTTATATAGGTGAAGATCGCGGATTTAGAAGCTGTATTCAAGTAAGCGAAAATGATACATGTATGTCCGGTGAAATTTTCCCCACACGCGCATTATGTATTAATCCAAATCTACGTGAATAACTCTAAAATTTAATAGCTTTATAAGAACACGATGGATATGAATCATTTGCTAATACTACTTGCGATATACCTGTAGTATCTAAGAATAAATCTTCAATCAAGTCACTGGCTAGTTCACTTTTGTTATATAAGTTGCTATTGTCAAAATCTGTATTTTTATCATATGATATATCACGATTACGTTGATTTGTCGTATCTATTTCAGGACGAACGAGTGATTGTGAATTATCTGAAGTGATAATCGTCTTTTCTAGATTACAAACAGAGAGATTATTCACTCTTCGATTAGCTAAATTAGCGTAAATTTGCTTCTGTGTCAATGTATCTTTATAACGGTTAAAGGTTTCCTTATCAATTTTCAACTGACAATTTGTTGTGTCATTTGAACCAAATCTTGTAAACTGACCAACTAATTTATTATCACAATTATCCATTTAATAATATTTGATATTAAAATAATATCAAATATCTATGAGAACTAGTATTAAATATCTTGTGCTTCTTCAAAAAACCATCTACTTGATAAGTATCTCGGAATGCTTCTAATTAGATTCTCTGATTTCATCTTCATATTGGGTCCATTGGAAACGATTCCTTGTATTTCATTAACACCTATTGCTGAATTAAAATATCTTAATCCGGATGTAAATCCAGAAAATCCACCGTTCATTGATAGATAAACATCATCATAATTTTGCTTAGCAACACCTGTAAGCATATGACGTTTTGTTAAGACACCATTAATATATATATCTAACTGATTTTGCTTATTTAATCTTAAAATAATATTGAGCCACTTATTGAGAGGAATATTGTCAACTTCTATATTTTCTTCAATTTGTTCAAAAGTATTCATTTTAACCAACAAATTATTAGTTGCCGGGTCAATGTATAATCCAGGTGCGTTATTAGGATAATACGTACCATCATTGTTACTATTTTTTCTGTCCGTTCCTTTATGGAAAATATGCTTATATTCTGTAGTATCTTCAAACGTAGCATCTTCTACATATATCCATACAGACCACGTGAACTCCATTCCATGAACTTCATTATCCGAACGGATAATTGGCACGGAACCTTTGGTGCCAGGATTCTGTGGAATTACCATCATTTTTGTTGCATCAATCATTCCATCAAGTAAAATTGGATTATCAGGCGGAGTAAAGAACCATCCTAATATCGAGCTACCAAGACGTAATAATATAATAAAAACAATTAATACTAATACTAAAAATGCAAATTTAGCCACCAATGAATTAGCTTGATAAAATGTTGATGCTGCACCTAATCCAAAATTAGAGAAACCCCTATTTCGAAACATTTCTATATATAATATATCATAAATAATATATCATAAATAATATGTTTTTACCTATTCAATAAGTGCTAAATATCTAAAGTTCAAATCCACCAGCTACTTCATTATCACGAAGTAATTCTACCTTAATTCTATATTTATTGAATAAATTACCGAAGAAACTGCCTCCATAACCCTTTTTGTAAATATTGTAGGCTTGTTGAGGATTAGTTGGTTTAGGTGTGTATAAGAAGTTAGTAGTCCATCCACTGAAGCCACCGTCTGGAGTAATAATTATTTCACCGTCAACATCAACCTTTGGTATGTTTGGCAATACACATGTTCTGTATAATTTACCATTCAAGTAAATATCAAGGGTCTTACCATATGTGCTAATTGTTAAATTAACCCACTTTTGTAACGGAACATTGTTTATATGACAAGTGTGAATTTGCGAATTGCTATTAGCACTAGCATTAGGATCGGCACCATCAGCAAAGCACAATATAGATACATCTATGTTATTTTCGGTTTGTCCTAAACTAACTTTAATACTTTCTTTACCAGGTTCGCCTCTACGAAGGATAACCTTTTCCTCACCATATCGTTTATTCCAGTCATTGATATAAAACCACATAGAATATGTGTAGTTACCTGCTTGTGTATTTTCAGGTAGTTCGGAAGCTGGAATACTGTGTTGAATAGTTCCACTCGACATAGTTACTAATTTCTTGGTTTTCTTGAAATACCAGTTTACTACTAAATATAAAATAAATAATGCAATTAAGGCAATCATAATGGTTCTTAATATACCACCACCACCAAAGCCCATCATTCCCATATTACCAAATCTAGAAAATCTGTTCATTCCAAACATATCTTATATAATGTATCATAAGAAATTATCTAAAGTAAAGGAGGACTCATTTGACTTAATAGTTTATAATTAAGGACTATTTCGCCCTTACTTAATATTCTATCATAATACGTTATATTACATATACCACCCTCTATACCTCTGTTTTCTCCACAATTAACAGTGTCATATTTCATATAAGGCGAAACTCCACTTTTACTTCCCACTAATTCGCCATTCAAAAAGACATCCATATACCCAGCATCATAATTAATAACAATGTTATTCCATTTTTGTAATTTAATATCATTAGTTGTATATACATCAACTGTCTTACCAGATGTAATATCTACAGAATCTTTATGTTTTAAATGATGTTCGTCTGTTTCACTATGCTCATGAGGATGCATATGATGGCTTACCTCCGTTCTTACTCTTAATGTATTGGTAGAGGCGTTGTATTGTATCGATGGTTTATTTCCGTAATTAATAATGTTAGTAAAATCATTATAGGAAGCTCTCGTATTAGGAGCCATACCATATATATTAAACCACGATGAAATGGAATAATTATATTTAAATGTGTTGTCTTTGTTGGTTATGGGACTTAAACTTTGAAAGTTTCCCAAGTCATATTTGTTACTTAGATAATGTGGTTCTTTTAATAATATCTCTCCATCATGTGTTATTATTTTCTGATACACATACGGAATTATATATGCTAAACCTATAAAGACAATTTCACCACCTAAGACTAACCATTCAGTTCTTGTTGTGATTTTCCACTGATCTTTTATGTATTCAACTAAAGCTATTAATAAACAAGGAATGTAAAAGATAACATCTCTTATGAAATTAAGAAATTTACCTCTATTTGTATTATCAAATGCTAAATACTTCTTGAATATTAAATAAATTAATGCTCCAGCGCCTGCAAGTGATAATACTTTGAAAAGAAAACTAGCTATATTTGTTATTTGAGGAACTTGTTTAATTAACCAGATACTTAATAATATAATGCAAATAACTAGTCCGATTGCACCTATTAATCCGAAAAATTTTTTAACAAATTTAGACCACCACGATTTTGTGTTTCGTGTAGGTTCGTTTTCTTTTATTAATTGTCTATTATTAATGAAAAAATATGTAATAAATATAAAAAAGAAAAGGAATAACATGCTACCCAAGACGTAAGTAGGGTATTTTTTATATAAATCATAAGGATCTCTCATATAAATAATGGTAAATAGTATCAAGTAAATAACACTCACAAACGTAGCATAATAAAATGAAACTGTTGTTAGTTTACTAAAGTAGCTATTTGAATTAAAAATAAAAATCTGAGCCAATATAGGAATTTTTTTAATTTTTTCCCTTATATCATCCAATATTTCAGCTAATAAACTTTTCTCATTCATTGGTGTAGTCATAATTATAATACTTCTATATTATAATTATAAATTTTCCATTGCTGTTTTTTGTCCGTGACACTCTCTACATAATGCTTCTAAATTGTCTACGTGATTCGTTCCTCCATATTCTAAACGTTTAACGTGGTCAACTTCAAACCAAGCAGGTAATTGTTTTTTACACTTTTTACAACACCAGTTCTGTTGAGCAGCCACATATTTTTTCTTTGTTTCACTGACACTGCGTTTTGTCGATTGTTTACCAGAATTCATCATTCGTTTTTGTTGTGGACTCATATTACCCGACATTTGCATACCTGGCATTTGCATACCTGACATTTGCATACCTGACATTTGCGTACCTTGTCCGTTATTAGAAAATCCTTCCTTTGATAAATTTAGAAGTGGTGATAATAAATCTCCTGCTTCTTTGTCTATTGGCATATGCTTAATGAATCCATTTGCATGAGATATTAATGAATGTGATTGTCCCGGATATTTTTTCATATATGCATATGCTGAAATCCCAACAAATGCAATTCCTGCCATTTGATAATATTTTTTCCACGATTTAAGCATTTGCACATATTTACCATCATAATATGTATTCACAATTAAAAATATAGTTATAGTTACTATTAATAGTTCTATTTTCATAATAATATATATTTATAATATTTTCTGATTTATTTTTTTTTGATTTTTTTAATTTTTTGATTTTTTTAATTTTTCTGATTATTTTTTAATTTACTAATTACAAATTAGTCCTATGGAACCATTGTTTTTGACTTATAGCACGCATTCTTATTTTTTCTCCCATTGAAATTTTGGTACGAATTATTTTCATAGGTGCATCATCATCACCAAATACATTAGTTCCAAGAATAGATGGAGCTAAGTCATTATACAACTCTTCTAGATATTTTTTATCTTCAATTTGAAATTTTCTGACATACCTTAGAGACAATTTATCTTGTTCAAAAGCATCCATTAGAAGTTGCGCCGTATCATTGCGTGGAATGAAGGTGAGAACGTGTCCGATAACGCCAGTAGGAAGATCATGAACCATCTGAATGAACGAAGTCATTGTTTTTTGTATAACCTTATTGTTTTTCTGTAAATATTAAAACTTATTATTTCATTTCAATTTTTTTTTACCTGTCTTAAAAATTATTTATTATATAAGATTCCTCCAATAATTAGTAAAAATAAAAGAATTAATAAAAAAATTAATTTCTCTCTTTGTTTTCGTTGTTCAGCATCTTTTACAACCTTAGGTTTATATTCTTCATAGTATTGTGCCATAGATTCTTCCATAGATAATTCGGGTTCGCCAATACTAACATTTATTTTGTTATGAATAAAATGCATCCATTTCATAAATGACGGACGTGAGTCCAGGTATGGTGTAACAGGATATTTATCTAAATATTTTGCAAATGAATTACCTATTTCTTCAATAGGTAATAATAAAGGAAGATTTTGTATAAAGTCGTAATATTTTTTTTTAGTGACATCATTTGGAGCCAAGGGATAAGTATTTGCAATTGTATGTAATACAAACCAATAATGAGGTCCCCATACTTTTGGATTTAATACCATTTACTATAAATGATATAAAAATTAAAATATTATAACAAATAACTATGAATCAAAAAATAAATATTAATTCTAAACATATTTTCTGTAACAATTGTGGTAAAAATGGACACGTATTTCATCAATGTAAACAACCTATTACTAGTATAGGGATAATTGCATTTAGATATAACAATAATAAACGTGAATATTTAATGATTCGACGTAAAGATTCATTGGGGTTTGTAGATTTTATGAGGGGTAAATATCCATTGAACAATAAAAGTTATATTATGAATATCATTAATGAGATGACCATTGACGAAAAAAATAAATTGCTGACTATGTCTTTTGAAGATTTATGGAATTATTTATGGGGAAACAATATAGGTATTCAGTACAGAGGGGAAGAAAAAATATCACAGGAAAAGATAAAAGCTTTGAAAGAAGGAGTATATTTTAATAAAGAAAAATACACATTGGAACGATTAATAAACGAATCAAATACTATTTGGAACGAACCTGAATGGGGATATCCTAAAGGTCGCCGCAATTATCAGGAAAAAGATTTGAATTGTGCAATACGTGAATTTGAAGAAGAAACAGGCTATTTACGTAATAATTTACAAATAATTCAAAATGTGATTCCATTTGAAGAAATATTTACAGGTTCTAATTATAAATCTTACAAACATCGATATTATATTGCTTTTTTAAATAACCATGATGATATTAATGATGAATATCAAAAAAGTGAAGTAAGTAAAGTAGAATGGAAAACGTATGATGATATGTGTAATAGTATAAGACCATATAATTTAGAAAAAATAGACATATCACACCGTGTTAATAAATTATTAAGCAATTTTAGTTTATATAGTTAATATATAAGTATGGTTCAATCACAAAGTAATATTACAAAAAAAAGAAAAAGATGTCCAAATGGAACTAGGAAAAATAAAAAAACTGGTATTTGTGAGCCTAATTCAAATAAAGTCCAAAATTTACAGGCACCTGAACCAACAAGACAAAATGTAAATCAAACAATAAGATCTGATACTGTTTCTCAAATACCGAACCAACAAATAAGACCACCGCCACCACCACCACCGGTAGAAACACAACCACCACCGCCACCGCCACCGGTAGAAACACAACCACCACCGCCACCGCCACCGGTAGAAACACAACCAC